AATTTGTACTCCAGAGATAAAATTTGTTAATGCTCTAGGTTTTTCTAAATTATTATTACTAGCAGGTATTCCTCGTAAATATGAGACAACAGTAATCATTATGAATACTTGTTCAATATTTTCCAGGCAGTCCCGTCACCTAGTTCATCAACATGAAATTGTCCGTAAGCAAGATAACAACACCATTTATGTACTAAATCTGGATCAGGATAATATGGTGTTTCTACTTTTGATAAGTCTGTTGAACACATGGAACTAGCAGCATTGGGTGCAAGAGTGAATGCTGGAATTCCATAAGCAACTGCTTCAACTGCTGCAATAGAATTATAAGTTACGAGAGCAAACACATCATCTTTATCCATTTGATCGTATATTGTAAAATACTGTGCTCTTTCAATTCTTGTTTCTGGTTTATTTCTAACAATTATAGGTCTATCAGTGTATTGTCTTAAAGTCTCAATAGTAGTATCAATCCACTCTTGGGCGTTAATTTCATAAAACTTACAAGGTTTATCAGAAGGTGTTACTAGTAGTATACTTCTACCATCTTTCTTCCAATTAGGCCATTTTAGTTTAGGAAATTCTTTTTGTAAACGTTCCCAACGATTAGATGGTCTATCTTGAACTTCTCCAATATGTTGTACATTATTTTTAACAATGCGATGCCATCTTTTAAATGCTTTAGGATTACTTTCTGTAGCATAATTAGCAAAATAACCAGTATCCATAAAGTAGAATAATCTATTTGTTTCCCAACACTTATGTATTAATTTTCTTTTTTGTATTCCTCTAAAGGCTATCGGAACTGAGAGATTTTCATTGAAGTTAAAATCGTTTCGTATAACTTCTCCTCCTGAACCATCAGAAAAAAGTTCTAGAACACCATTACCTTCTCCCATTGTATAAAAATTAGGTTTCATCATATTAGTTAATTCCTTAACCCAAACATTCTTATATTCGCAATTACGATAATTTTTAAACCAAGGACCACCTAATGTATGATGAATACCGATAGGCTTTCCATCTTTAGGTTCTTGATATACTCCAACTAACCAATTCCATTCATGACTAAATTCACCAATCTCATGATCTTCTAGCCAAGCAAATCGATGTAAATATGCACCTGTTATCTCAGGATCATTAACTAATTCAGGTGTTAATTTAGCGTTACTTGGATGTCCACAATTGATTAACATAACCGAACTCCAATTTTTTCTTGGATAAACAGTTTGTTCTTTACCATCCATTTTAACTTTTTCTTTAACATCATAATTATGTTTAACACACATAATAGCATATTGATCATCTGCTAAATCAAAAAGTTTTTGTACATCTTCTAAAAATATAATGTCGCAATCGGTGAACATTGCCCAGCCTTGATAATTCATAATTGCTGGAATTAAGTATCTTGTAAATGTAAATTCTGTACTTGATAAAGGATCTACTGGACGAGAATATAACCCAACAGTTCTCAAATCTTCTTGAACTAAAGGAACAACATCGGCATTGGGTGATCTAGAAATAATACTATATTCACTAACTTGATAGGCAATATCTTCTCTAGGATCCCATCCTATAAAAACTTTATTCTTCATTATTATTCTCGCATTATATGCGTCTATTTATAATGAAGCATCTTCCATGCCTGCTACCCTGAGTTTTATCACATTAGTTAATTGCCACTGCTTAATATCTAGTGATTTTAAGACTCCTAGCCATTTATTACGTAACAAAGCAAATTCATTGATAATCTTTTCATAATCACAAACGTCTTCTTCACCGTCAACATATTTTTCTACGTCACGACTGCTGAGTGCTCTCTGATAATTTTCTAAATATTTTCTAAAAAATTGACTTCTAATTTTTCTTAATTCGATATTAAGGTATTCCAAGATTGCTTCTAATTCCTGTAACTGTGCGTATCGTAGTTCTACAATACCGGGCATGTTAGCAGAAGCCTTCTCAATATTTCCTGATATCTTTACTTCTTTACGAGCATCTAATAACTCTGCTTCGAAGTATGCCATTGCATCAGGAAGATTTCCTATATCTTTGCTAACCTTGGAATACCAACTCATATATCACTCATTGTCATAATCGTTATAGTTGTCTTCTTCTTCATAAGGATTAATATCTAATAAGTCTTTTATAGCATCATCTAAGTCATCATCGTGACCTATAACATGTTGTAAATCACGATCACTTGCTCCGTGGTCGCTCACTAATTGAACATATTTTTCTGCTATTACTGGTCTTTGTTTCTTATCGGTATAATCCTTGAATAAGTCCCACATCTCTACAATTAATGATTCATTCATTTACAGTTTCCTCAGTTTGTTCTAAGACAACCATTTCTTCATCGACTGATTCTTCGACAGTCTTCTTCGGCTGTAAATGTATATAGTCTTCCATTACAAAATTTAACAGATCACTTTTCCACTGCTTACGGTATTCTAAATGTTCTTTACCTTTTGAATCTATATACTTTAGTCGGTTGCCTTGTTGTGTAATTATACCTTTCTTCTCGAATAGGTCTAGAATTCCTGAGTGAGGATCCATACCAGTGTCATAAGGGATCTTAATCTGTACACCTTCAAAAGGTTTAGCATAACGTGTCTTCATGATCTTACATGAGGCACGAATACCATTTACCTCACTAACCTTATTACCGTCTTCATCTTCTTTTAACTTTAATTTACGCATCGCAACAACAATCGAACTTGCGTAGATAAAGCCTTGACCACCACTGATCTTATCGTCTGGATCAAACATATCTTGTGAAGCATATGTATGATTAGTCGCTACAAGTCCAACATTATAATTGCCAAACATATTAACACAATTACGAACAAGAGCAGTAAGAGCCTTTGGCTTTCTACCCATATCACCTTTTAAGTCACCTGCTTCAAACTGATTAATATCTGTAGGTGTAAGCAACATACCAAGTGAGTCAACTACAAAAAGAACCTTTGGACGTTCTTCTTCTGCCATTACTTTATATTCCTTCATAAACTCATGAATAGTTTTAGCAACATCGTCGATCATTGCCATATTAAGTTTAAGAAGTTTTTCTTCACTAGTATCAACACCTAAAGCATGTAACCATGATTCATCTAATGCGTTCTCACTATCAATTAGAACAACATAAATTCCTTGTTCCTGTGCATTCTTAACTATGTTACCAGAGCAAATATAACTCTTACCGGCACCTGACTCACCAGCAAATACTGTAACCTTACCGAGAGGAATACCTTTGTAAAAATCACCGCTAATCAAATAGTTAAGAGCAAAGTTACCTGTTGAAACCCAATCTGTTGGATCATTAAAGCCTACACCTAAACCGTCAATACTCTTTGTTAGAGTTTTTCTAAATTTTGTTATGTCAAAAGTCTTAGCCATGAGAATTCTCCTAAAGAAAAATGGGGGAGATTAACTCCCCCTTGTTATCAGTTCTTGTTTTGACGTGCGCGAATCATAGAAAGGATATCTTGTGCCTTGCTATCTCCGCTTGTGCTTTTTGTTTCAGGAGCCTTAGGAGCAGCCTTTGCTACTGCCTTTGGCTCATCATCAAAAGGGGCGTCCTCATCCTCCACTGGAGCAGCCTTAGCGGCTGATCTTGTGTTTGGATCGCCTGTTGCTGCACTCATACCACTTGGACGATAATATTGACTCCACTTCTCAGCATCAAATGCCTCACCATCAACAGATGCTTCAAACATCTCTTTAATGACTTTAAGTTCAACATCAGTTGGCTTCTTTGGCAAATAATCATTTAACTTAAACAAACCATGTGCCTTAACAGCATTCTGTTCATCTTCAGTTAAAGCACGTTCACGACGTGACCATTTGGAAGCACCGTAGTCAGCATATCCACCCTTTGATCCTTTGCTGATACGGAAGTCAACACCGTGGACATAATCTGTCGGAAGATCTTCCATCTCTGGATCAAGTAATGCTGCACGAACAATTTGGAATATCTGAGGACCAATGATAAATCTACGAATTGGATTCTCAGGTGTAGTTTCTTCTTTAAGAGGATCATCAGTAACTAGACCTTGGAAGAGATACGAACGCTTCTTCCAATACTTACGACCCATATCTTCAAGGCTCTTGTCCTTGAACCAACCACGCACTTCACTTAGAATTGGGCAAGTCTCACCCCACATTTCAACGCATGGAACTTGTACCTGTACAGGCTTAGAGTCTCCACCTTTTACACCTTGGAATGGAAGTTTAATCATCGCACGTTCAACCCAGAAAAATGTATTATCGGGATTGCCATCTGGGAGGAATCTAACTACTGCTTCCTCGCCTTCCTTAAGGTTCCAGAACGGATAAATTCCGTTATCTCCGCCACCTTGTGAATTGCCTGATGATTTAGTTTCTTGCTCGCGAAGTTTTGCGCGAATTTCTGCTAATGATGCCATTGCCTATCTCCTTTATAAAATGCCTTGGCTGTGCCTAAAATAAAACTGCACTATATTACTATAATGCAGTTCTATTTATCATGTCAATATATATTTTGATATTTTTAACTTACGCCTGCTAACTTACGCATACGCATTATATTTTCGTCAAAGCTCTGTTTTAAATGTTCAATTACCGATTGGGCAACTGGAACTGCTCTTTCACCAAATTTCTTTTCGACGCTTGAAAGGACACCAGTTTCACCACGTGGAAAGTTTCCAGTATGGCTATCATATAGGCTCTTAACAAAGTCTTCGACTTCATTTATTGGTTGTTCCTTTTCTTCTTTTGGAACTTCCATTTCACTTTCTTCTGGTGCCTTTTTAACGGGCATCTTTATGCCCTTGACCTCTAATTCACTCATAATGTCAGGAGCATGTTCCTGGATCCACGCAACAATCATTTGTCTTGCATCACCAGCAGCATCTTCCTGACTCATTTCCATAAACTGTTTAAACAAGTTGCCGTCATCTATGATACCGCGCAAACTTTCAATTGCATTTACTCCGTTTGTCCCTACTGGGAATTCGTCACTCATTAATTGATTTAGTTCACCTAGTGCCCTTGCTTTGACGTCTTGATCTGTACTTAATATATCACTTTTTTCATGTATTGTTGCGTCTAAAAGACTTTCGTATTCACTGACAGGGTCAACCTTTTCCCCCTGCATTGGTCTTTGTTGTACTGTACCGCCTAACATACCTTCGAGTTCTTCGAATGAGGTGCTCTCTGCTGAGAACATCGGTACGTACTTTGCCTTCTTCAACATAGCACTAATCATGCTGTTGACTTCTTGACGTTCTTGCTTTGACATTTCACTGTAAGCATCTGCTATACGAGAAAGTATTAAAGAAAGTTTATCGTCTTTAACATGCTTTGAAAGATGGTCAATAAATAGACCAATCTTTGTTACTGGGTTACCTGCATGTGTTTCAGCAGTTCCCATACGAGCCTGAAGTAAGCCTAAACGTGCCTGTGCCTTCTCGAGACCATATTGCATCTTTTTATCTTTTGGATTATCTGCAACACCTCTCTCGTAATCTTTAATTTCAGCATGAACTTTGTCCATAGCCTTCTGTATTGATACTTTATCAAATGGTTCAATTCTTACTTCACCCATTCCTTTGAGTGCCATATGCAAGTCACCAACGTCATCACCAGCACGACCCATAAATGGAATCTTACCAATTGGCTCAGCAGCAGCATCTGCATCTGTTGGTTCATCTGCTTTCTTAATATTAGCAGGAGCAGCCTTTGCCTTAGGTGCTTCTTCTACTGAACTGGATGTTGAAAGCATCTTACCAATTTCAGCAATACCACCTTCTGTAACAGTTTCTTCACCAATTAAATCGCTAATGTATGGGAATAAATCAACAAGTTCTTCATTGAACTGTTGAATTGTAAATCTATTCTTTAATGCTTCAAGTGTAGCATCATCCAATGCTGCCTTTTTATATTCTGTAAAGTTTTCTTTAATTGCTTCATAACCGCTTTGTTTCTGAAGACGCTCAATAACTTTCTTAAGATTTACTGTCTTATCTTTAGCAGCAGATGCAATATTTGTAAGTTCGCTGTTTTCAAGGAAAGCATTTCTATGCATTAAATTGTTAAACTTACGAAGATTATAAACTTGTTCACTGAGCCCTACAATATACTGTCCAAAGTTATCATATGGATTTCCGCCATTAGCAACGTGTCTCATCATTGCTCTAGCACCGCTTAGATGATTAAATGGGTAACGGAATCTTTCTCCAACAGCATTTTCTACATAAATGCTATCAATATTTCTTGTGCGGCTATTAGCACTACCTTCGTCTACTTTTTGTGAATGTCTAATAATTATTCTAGCATTTTCAAGTTTTTGATAACTTGATTTTGTTGAACCGTAAAGGGATGATTCAGTCATTTTGTCTTCCTCAGATTTTCTTGGGCTTGCTTCTGCCGACATTTTTTCATAATCTCGTTTATCTAAATTCTTCTTAGTTATGTCAGTTGGTTCAAAAGCCATTAATCTCTTTTTAGCAAATAATCTCATATTCTTGAGAAAATCAAACCATTTCTGCTTAACTACATTATCTTGACTTTGTAAAATATCATTACTATAGAAAAGTTTTAATACACCATCCTCAGCAATCGATATACTTACTGACGCAATTTTCTCACCATTAACAACAAAATCAAAATCAAAGAATACAGCCTCTTTAGGATCAACCGTAGATTCTCCATCAGCGTTACCTAGTTTAATGCTAGGGAACCTGCTCTTCAAAGTCAAAAAAAGGTCACTACCTGTTATATCAGCGGCTGGCATAGTATGTTATTTATCAAAAGTAACTGCTGATGTATATCGGCATGGGCAACTGGTCTTCATCAAGTCTGTCACTAATACTTTGATATATTGCAGGATCAAAGTCTGCTAGAACTGCTGCCATTCTACAAACAAGTAAACAAGCAGAAACTAAATCGTCATGTTCCCCAACTTTAGCTCTAAAACCTATTCCACTTGCTACATATGTCTTAAGTTCTGAAATTAATGGTTTACTATAAATGATCATCTTACGTGTTTCTATAAGATGTTTGAGTTTTACACCCGCAGCCATTTTGGTCTTGTGGGTAGTATTAAATCCTTTACGAAATCTTCTAACATGTCCTTTACGTATAGGTTCACTTAAGAATAATCCAGGAATATGTTCTTCTCCTAGATCTTTAATAGAAGTTAAACATGCTTCACCTATAGCATTATTTTCACAACTATAATAAACAGTAGGTTCACCTTGTGATCGAATATATGTTGTGATATCTCTTAATAGGCGAATTTGTTGGCTAACAGGAGTTGTATTGTGATGCCATTCTCCTATTTGTTTAAATGTTGGCAATTCAAATATTTCTATAGCAGCATAGTCTCCGCCTGTTCCTGTAGCAGGATCTAATGCAACAAGATAAGTTAATTCTGGTTTAATTTTATCATACCATCTAACTTGACCTGTTTTTTCTTTAGGCTCAATTCCTTGCATTTCTGCTAAACAAACTGAACTAATAAGTGTTTCATCAAATACTAAGAATTCACATTCGTATTCGCGCCTAAAACGTTCTTCACCAATTCGTCCTAATTCTTCCTGCATCCATACTTCGTCGCGATCAGGATGTTCAGACCAGTGTGCTTTATATGGATAAAATCCGTTTATACCTAATTCTCTTTCATTGCCAAACTCGTCAAACTTATTATTTGCTTCGGTCCATATTAGAGCAAATTGATCTTCATCTGAATTAGGTGTTGATGTAATAATTGCTCGACCACCAGTTGATAATGTAGGAGATATTGAAGTCCAAAACTCATTAGCAATAGTAGGAGCAACGAACGCAAACTCATCGCAGTATAGGAGAGATATAGACATACCACGCCCTGTGTTTGATGTAGTAGTTGCTGAAACAATTCTACTACCATTATCAAATTCTATACTACCTTTATTATATGATATAACACCACAACGTATATGATCAGGACAGAGTTCATAAGCATAGCGAACACGCTGCATGATTTCTTGTGATCCGGTATATTTGTGAGCAGCAATTAGTATTGTTGCGTCTGGAGTAAACATTGCGTACCATAATAAGTATCCAGCCGCAGTAGTTGTCTTACCACTCTGGCGTGGAAGCAAATTAATATTAAATCTGTGATTGTGATAACTGTCAACTAATCTTGTTTGATAGTCAAAAGGTTCGAATACTAACTTACCTTTAACAGGATGTTGTATATAAAAGAAATTTTCCATGAAATAGTGTGGACCCGTTACCGGATCCATACATGCTGCTATTTCTTCAATTTGTTTCTCAGTGTAGCGTTCTTTTTTATTTGCTTTTTTCGTAAGAACGCCGTCAAGAGATTTACTCATGAATTATTTATGGATATTATTCACCGAGTTTAAACTTTTCCCATTCAGACATAATAGTATTTTCCATAGCCATTGGGCTGTCGCCTTGCTTATAGCTTTTTGGATACATTGTCTTTGGCTTGTTTAAACCACCAGCAAGATCCTTAGTCATATATTCAATATCACTATATTTTGGATCTGGCTCATTCTGATAGCTTTCGTCTTTTTCACTACCATATTCTTTATTTTTGCTTGATAGTGCTTGATCGATTGCTTTTAGACGATCGTGTATTTCTTTGAAACTGCTATTAGCAGTTAGACTTTTATTATCGTCTTTAGCAACTGGAGGTTGTATAACACCTGGGTTATCAGAAGTTGGCATAATTGCACATTCATCTTCAACATCGCCTGGCTCGTCTCTCATACGATCAAATTCGTCTGGATCACTTTCCTCATCGTCGTCTCCCCAATCTATATGATCAGGACCAGCAAATTGATTTAGATTTGGGCCTTCTTCCATATCTGGTGGAGCAACTTGTGAACTTGTTGAAGGTCCACCTGTTGGTGCTTCTGATGGATCAGGCATCATTACTGATTGTCCAATTGCTTCAGGAGCAGTATGTGGTGCCATATCACCTGGAGGTGCTGGAGGAACTGCTGGACCATCTCCCTTACCTACAATGTCAATAGCCTTCATCATTGGCATTGGAGGAGGGGATGATACCGGTGGCATCATGTCAGGGGTAACTGGACGTGGGCTTGAGAGGTTGGTTACCTTCGCCAATACCTCACCTACGTCGCAGGGTGAATCACCACTAACATTGATGCTTACATTAACGCCTTCGTTAATGTTACTCTTTTTATCAGACTCGAAGATCTGTAATAGTTTTTTCATATCACTCATTTTTTCTTACCTCTCAAGTCTGGCAATTTGTGATTCCCTAATGGAGCATCAACACTATCTGATTTATATGGTTTATTCATTTCAGTGTCTAGCTTAGTATTTTTATAACTTGTTAAGTCCTTAAATAGACTTAAAATTCTTTTCTCACCAACCATATCCTGTGCTACATCGCCATATGGATTTTCAAGTTCGGATTCTAATTTTACAATATATCCTTCTGGTGCAGGTTCTTGATACATTTCAGTTGGCTCACCGGCAATACGAACAACAAAGCACTCTGGATTTATAAGAGCTGCTTCATGAATCTCTTGCATAATTTCTGGAGGAGTTACTGGATAATTTGCTGTTATCTCAAAAATATGAACTTCTCTATTTTCTAATTGTGGAAAGTCTATTGGTAATTTTTGAATAGGTGTAGTTGTCTTTTCACCTATTGTTACATCCCACTTAGCTAATATATTTTTTAGAGTAGACTCAAACTTTTCAGGAAGATCGCCTGCGACCTTAACCTTAAAATTCCAAGTTTTCTTACTCTCTGTTAGATAATCTTTTAGATTCTTCATGGTTATTTCCTATGAATTATTTATCCATTTTTTTAAGTTTCTCAAGTAGACTATTGCGATCAGTAACTACATATCCCGTTACATCAATGGGTCCATTATCGTCACTTCCGTGAGCATCCTGGTCTAACTTTTGTTTTTTAAGTTGTAATTCTACAATTCTTAACTTTTTTTCCATCTTTGCTGTTTTAGCATCAATAGCGTTTTTAAGCATGGCAGTAGCAACTTCAAATAATTTACCGCTATAACGAGTTTCAACATTCATGCCGAGATCCATAAGATCGTCATATGCTTTAGTTGCTTTTTCAGCAAGATCATCAAATTCTTTATCTGCTATCTGTCCTAAACCTTCTACAGGAGGTAATGCTTGTGATATTTTATCAAACTCACGCATAGTGTGTTCAATTTCTTCTTGCTTGGCTATTGCTTTAGCCTGTACCTTAATTTCTTGTTCTACTTCCTTAACACTCTCTTGGTATTCGGGAAGGTTTAAAAGCTCTTCAAGTTTCTTAGTCATGTTCTTACTTATTATTTTTTCTTTCCGTTGTGGAAAATATCGTTTTCATTTATAACTCGAAAGATTATTCCTCGTTGTTTACACCAAGCCTTTGCTGCTTCCCATTTAGCCATATTCTTTATATATTGAAATTGATTTACTTTATTTTTTCCAACTTTTTCAAGTAATTGTTGATTACTTGGTTTAATTTCTACTACCTCTGCATGTTGTTTACCACTTTTATCGTGATAAACAATAAAAAAATCTGGAACATAAATTGTTTGTTTTCCGGTTGTTGGATCTCTATAAGGGATTTGTACTGCTTCGCTTGCCCATTGTGTTATTGCAGGATTGTTATCACAAAATTGCATAAAAACATGTTCCCATCCTGATCTGTACTTTGGAGTTTTAGTTCCTACATATTTTTCTGGATTTTTAGGTTCAAATTTTCCTTGAGCAAATCTTCCCATTAAGGTAAAACATTCCTTAATTCAAAATTAATATTATCAACATTATGAAATCTTGTACCTAACGTACTTATTCTTAATCTGTTATTATTTAAAATTTGTTTAACAACATTACTTAATTGAACACCGTTAAGAGTTTTTAATGTATCAATAAATTTTAAAACATTAACATTTTGTATTTTAGCTTGTGAAATTAAAACTGTAGCAATAGATTCTGCCGCTGTTTGATCAAATCCTCTACTAGTAAAAAATGCAACAGATGTATTTAATACGTCACTAGACACATTATAACTAGTTTGATAATATGTATTAAAATATACTCTACCAGCATCAGAACTATCTTTAGATTTTACTGGAGGTAAATTTGAAATAGGTTGAATAGACATTATTTTTCCTTATGCAAATGGATTTACAGGAATATCTGCTGTAGATGGTTGTGGATTATTATTAATTATTTCTGATGTTGAAATATTATTACTAGTAACAGCATCACCTTGATTGAAATAACTTATATCTACAGGACCTGAAGTTTCAGAAACAGATACACCGTTATTATAACTATTAAAAATTTTAGATTCTGTTGATGCTAATGTTGTTGTAGGTAATGAAGAAGAATAAACGTCTGAAATTACAGGAGTAGCATTAATTCCTACTGATGAAAATTGACTGTTAATCCCTTGTTGAATAACACTAGGTGAATTATAAATGGAATTATCAACAGGTGCTGTTAATATAGTATTACCTAAATCACTAACTGTAGCTAATCCTGTATTAGTAGTCCCAGTAGTAACAGCAGATACAGTTTGAGCAGTTGGAAAAAGATAACTTTGAAGTCCACTAGTTGTAACTGCACTATTTGCATATGCTAAAGGATTAAGATAAGATGCAGATCCGTATGATAATAATCCAGAGGATGTTGCAGCTAGACCTAATTGTTGTAATCCAGAAACTCCGGCAGTTACTGGAGTTAATGGATTAAATGCAGGAGGTTCAAAAAAGTTTGCAGGAGTTGTTTCAAGACCACCAAATGTTGTTGACTGTAAAAGAAGTTGATTAGGAAGATTGAGAGGACTCATTGAATTATCATAATGTAAAACAGCAAATCCTGTAGGATTATCATTTGTAATAACACCACTAGAATATATAACAGCATCATATACAAGTGTCATATTATTTTCTACAACACCATTACCTTCTGATTGATCCATTGTATCATGTTCCCATGATGTAATTTTAGGATTACAAAGTAGGTAACTAGTAAATTTACGTTTTGATAATGTAATTAATTGAACACTCTTAAAAAATGGATCTTGAATATCATTATCTAAACCATAACGATAAGACCATTGATCTTTACCGTCGTATGTATGAGGTTTATATGCAGGTGGATTAGTATCTGTATAAGGAGATGCTATATTCATTCTATCTGCAATATAATATCCGTAGTAAAGTGCCCATAAACTATTTGTAACGCCGATATTATCGTCGTGCATTGTTATTTTAACTGGATCATATGATATACTTGTATAAGTTTTAGTTTTTCGATTATATTGATTTAATTCTTCAACATTTAAAGTATATCTAGGTAAATCCATCTTTTTAACTAGATAATTTAATTCTAATTGACTCTGTTGCTGAAATTGTGTTCCTTGTGGAATAGCATTTTGATTTATATTAAAAACAGCATAATGAAGAAATTTTGGCTTCGGTGCTAATCTATATGTATCATCAACATATAGTCTTGCAGCATGTTGCCAATCACGTAAATTTAATCCAATTGTAAAATCAGTCGACATGTAAGTATTTAGTCAATAAAAAAGACCAGTTTTTATACTGGTCTCTTTTACTGTCTAGGATGATATTACTAACTATTAACCGCCACCTGTTGATAGTACACCAAATGTTCTTAGTAGAGG